AATTTTAACGTCTTCTTTTTGTCTGGAGTTTCTTGATACCAAGGGTCTGTTATCAATGTATATGATATCTCCCGATGATTTATTTATCTCAGGATTTGAAAGACCATTTGTAAATTGAGTTCCCAAACTTATTATTTTACCCGTAGAAAGGGATGTAGTAACTCCACTAAAACTAGTATCTACGGATGCTGAGAATCCACCAACATCTTTCACAATTGGATATGAAGATGATTCAAAAGATAAAACTTTTGCCTGCGATGAAACCGTCTTATAATCGGTTTCATCCAATTTGGTTGAATTGAAATAAAGTGATCTATCTCTAAAATACTTAACAACATTTGTTTCAGCATCATATGATGCAACATAACCAACTGCTGTTCCAATTACTCCACCTGTGCCGCCAGTGACCGTTTGAGTAATTTTATCACCAACGGTCACTGTTCCTGTAATTGATGATTGATTTAATTTAATTGAATATAGTCCAGAGAATTGGTTATCAGTAAATGTTGCCGTTGAACCAAATGAAGTTGGATTCTTTAATATTCCAATTTGTGCAAATTTTGTATCAATTGGATAATCTTTTGTAGAATCATCAAATCTTGCATATACAAGAACCCTATCAGTTCCCAATTCGGTGTAAATATCATAACCATGACCTCTTGAAGGTGGTACAATTGGGATTAATTTGGCTGCTTGTGTTGCTGTTGCACTAATACTTCCAAGATCTACCATACCATAGGTATATCCATTACCTCCAGAAGAAATTCTGGCATTTGAAATTTGTCCGATAGTATTCACGTCCAAAATAACAGATGCTCCAGATCCATCACCGATAATATTAAATGATTGATTTGCCCCACCGGCATATCCTAGACCAGGATTATCTATATAAACTTTTTTAATTTGATTTTGATTAATTGAAGAATCTCCATTTGTTCTTACTGCAGTTATTTGCACATCAGTTGAAGACTGCCAACTATTTGGAACAGAAATATATTCGGTAGAATCAAATTTAATAATATCACTTGGAGAAACCGTATATAAGTACTTCCAAAGATATCCATCACCACTAGAACCAGCAGCAGATGGTTCTAAGTCAGTAAAAGTTGGTTCATCTTGAGAAGCATTTCCACCTGTAGTAATCCCAGATGAACCATTATCAATGCAGATATAAAGTTTATATTCTGAATTCAAAACATAATAATTTGCATCATAAAGTCTATTAGATTGTGTTAGTGGAGATTGATTTGTAATACTATAATCATGGCGATACATTTCATATTTTGATCCCCTAGACCAATCAGTCCTTCTTATAACTCTTCTTACATTTGCACTAGTTATTTTTTTGCCGAATATAACAGTATCATGAGAATGGTTGAGATAATTTATACTATCTGTCGGATCGGGAGTATTTGTATCCCAATCAGTAGTTCTACCAAACCCAACTGCTGTAGGATTTGGTAACCCCAGAAATACATAATAAGAATTATTAGTATTATCAATAGAATCCACAAAGTTGCTTGCATTGAGAATTCTAAATTGATCGGTTACAATTGCTGACATATTATTGTAGTTTTTTCACTATTTATAATTAACCGAGATCCTTTTTAAGTGGTCCAATATCTCTTAATCCATATCCACGTCTTTGGATTGATGCAAATGTGGATAATCCAGATGTTACAGTATAACCACTCACCCCAATTGAGATTGGATTTGATGACCTACTAAATCCAGAAATTCTTCCCCAAGAGAATCTCCCAGCAAATTTATTTCCACCTGTTGATAAACCAACTACTGATGTATTTGATTTAATATTGCAGACTATCTCAGCATTGGTTGATCCGGCAGAAACATAACTGAGAGAATGAACATAGTAAATATTATTCGCATAAGTAGTTCCTACCCCAACAACTGCACTATCACTACTATCAATTGAAGTTATTCCCACACCAACTACTGTATCAGAAATATAAATTGGGTATCCAGTAGATAATCCAGATGGGAATGAATTTGGAGAATTTACATTCAAATAGAATCTGAGTGCAAGAGGATTTCCACTTGTTCCTGTTGTAGTTCCAATTCCAGTAATAATTCCAGAGAAACCTTGTACTAAAGATGCCCCACCAATTTTTTCAATAGTTGGGCTAGGATAAGCAACAATGACTTGAGGTGGAGTAGTATATCCATATCCTGGATTAGTAATAACTGGAGATGAAATACTTCCATTTGAAATACTTACTGTTGCAATCGCAGTTGATCCAATACCTACACCGATAACTCTTGGGCGGGCAATTTTGACTGGTATTGTTGTTCCAGTATATCCAGATCCAGCATTAGTAATTGTTAATGCTGAAATTGTTCCAGCAGCAGAAACTGTTGCGGTTAATGCTGCAGATACTGGATCATCTTTTCCACTAATAATCAATCCACCAAAACTGCCAACTGTGATTGGTGCTAGGGAACCCGAATATGCTGCTGTTTGATTTTGTTCGTATTTGAAGAAGTTTGCGTCATCAACAAACAATTCGGTATCAAAAGATTTTAAATCTCTAATAATTTTTGCAGATGGATAAACTGATCCTTCAAGTGAATCCCTAGTTTTTCTAACAATTTCTCCATTAATTTTTGAATCAATTTTTTGTTTGGTCCAACTAAATGGTTTGTAGTTTGTAGCATCAACCCCTTGATCCGCATAGATATTAGTTTCAACCTTATCCGAAGCAGAAATATAAGAAATTACTCTTGAATTTTGGGTAGTTGTAATTCCAGAAACTACTGGATTTTTAAATAATTGAACAGTATCACCTCTCTTGATAGTTTCATTAACTGATACTAAAATACTATCTTGATTTCTTGTTCCCCTATAGAAGAAGATTGCAATATTATCTTCTGGCAATGGTGGATATGTAAAGACGAAAGATGAACCACCGTCAAATTGATATGTATCTCCATGTGCCTGAACAATACCATTAACAAAAATAAGTAAGACTGGTCCAAGATCAATGTTAGCTGAGTCTTGATCATTAGTATTAGTTTCAAAACTTAATAGTTGAGAATTGTAATAAAGGGGAAATCTGGTTCTAGCTCCATCTTGCAATGATTTGATGGAATCAATATAATCCATTTCTCCAAATTGCCACGCAGCAAATGAATCACTGAATGTGCTCAAAACAGTCAATTTAAATTCCTTAACTGGTGCCGAGAGACCTTTTGCTGTTACAAGACCTACTGGTTTAAATACGTCTCCAATTTGGAAACCATAACCAGGTCTAGTGATCTTAAATGACTGGACATCAAAGAGTGTTGATGCAACTCCAGTTTTGGTTATTGGTAGTGTATTAGTTCCAATTGCATAAGTAACAATACCAACAAATTGAGTAATTGCAGAAGCAACATCTGCACAAGATGCTGGGCTAGTATTGAATCCTGTCAATGGATCTGCAATAATAGTATAATCAAAATATTGGGATTGTGTTGAATATCCACCAATTGTAATGGCTTGATTCGTCATTGCTTGAATTGCCATATCCCTTGCTTGAACGAAAGCATAAATTGATTGTGCCTCTTCACCAGCAAGATATTGGTTATCAATATAAATCTTAGCAGCATCATAGACTCTACTATTTCCACCATATTTCAAGTTATAAGCAATACATTCCAATACTGTTACAACATCTTCAATACAATTTTGATTTCCACCAGGAATTACAAATGTTGGATAAGCAGCCAACATTCTTCCTACTGCAACTTCTGCAATCAACTGTTTGTTTGAGAGAATTAAATTAGATGCATCAGCATTTCTATTGGAAATGATTGTTAGTCCAGATGCATTTGGTCCAACAGTCACATTCATCTGTAATCCTACTCCAGTATCAGTAGTTGATCCTAGACTTAATCTAGAAACACCAATGATTGGAAGATTTTCATAATTTGGCGGTGCAACCTGAGCATATGGATTTGTATATCCACTTCCACCATTTTGAATTATAAATCCAGAAATAGATCCACCAGAACCAACTCTTCCATAAACTACTGCTCCGGATCCAGTTGGATCGGATATTCCAATAGATACTGTTCCAAAATATCCAGATCCAAAATTTGGTTCTGATCTAAATCTAAATGTTGTTGCTATTCCAACCACATTAGTAGAATTACTACTAATGAAAATAGTTCCAAACCCAATAGAAGTTACATAAGTTATTGCAGTTGTAACCACACCAATTGCTTGAATCTGCTGTCCTACGGAAATTGAATTGGTTATAATACCTGTAATCCTATCACTGGTAATTCCAATCAATCCAGTGACCGCTACACCAACGATGAATGAAGTTGTAAATCCAATTGAGGAAATTGACCCACCACTAAGTTTAAATTCAATTCCAGTGCTTCCAACGCCCACTAAGGGAGCGTATCCAGAACCTTCACTGGTTCCTAAAGAAACAATAATACCACCCCTTGGAAGTTGATTTTGATTAACATCAGCATCAGATTTAATAATTTGTCCATTTGTTGAGGTAATTCCACTAAACACAGCACTAGTAATCCCAAGAGCTGCATTATCAACAACAGAAAAATTATTTCCAGAATTATTTTTTGTTGATGGTGTCTGGAAAATACTGTTAATAAAGAGAATTCCATTACCACCAGTAGATCCAATTCCAGTTGTATTCAGTCCATTCAGGGTTAGGATATATGTTTGTCCAATTCCAGTGAATTTCTCTGAAATATTATCGTATAATGTATTTGTGGTATAATCCTTTCTAAGATAAACTCTTCCAGTAAATGAAGATTTTGGTTGCTCCAGATTACTAATATCTCTGATTGTTACTGCATTTCCTCTTGGAGATTCTGTGAACCACACTTTGTTACCAACAATATTATACGATCCTCTATAAAGAGACATATTGCTATCATTGTTATGTGAGGTTGCAATGGTTCCAGCATATCCTCTTTGAATGTTGAGAATATAAAAAGTTCCTAGACCACTAATTGGTGCTCCACTGGTTGTTCCAAGTCCTACTGAAACAACCCTGACATATTCATCATCAATTTTGAGGAGATCTGTTGGTTTAATAGAAGAAATTCCACTAACTGAAAAGTTAGTATTACCAGCACCAATTCCATATTTTGTTCCAATTGGTTGTGGGGTATTTACTATGAATATTTCATCTTCTTGGTTAAATAAAGTATCTGACCATGGACTATACTGTGATATTGAATAATTTGGATCAATTGCACTAGAAAATCCAGTGACTTCATCTGTATTATACTTTAATTTATAATCTAGTAATGAATATGCAAGGGGTGCTTGAACAACACTATCAATTGTAATCAAAGATTTTTCCAACTTCTTGGTCATCTCTAATTCATGAGCATTTCCAGATCCAAGCGAAGTAAATGTGACATAAATGCCAGCTTGAGCATATTCTTTTCTTGTTGATAATTGGAAATTATTGTTATCAAGTTTAATTGGATATACTCTTGGAGGTAACAAGGAAGTTACAACACCTGTATAGCTTAGTGTGGCTCCTATCCCAATAGCAGTAACACCGACACCTAAGAAAGTTGTTGCTGGATTGTAAATCAATTCTTCGGCAGTATTGAAGAAATGATTTGGAATTGTGATTACTCCAGTAGATGGATTTAATTGAATTCCATTTGATGGGTCAAATGTTTTTTTATAAATTGGAATACCTTGATAATTCATCTCAAAGTCCAATTTATTAATTCTTCTTGCATTCAGTCCATTATATGGAGTAATTGTAAATGCATCTTCGCCAGTACCATAAACAAACTTAGGCGGTAAATTGACATAATCTACATCAATATAGAATGCTTCATTATAGATTTTAACTTCAACAGTTGCTCCACCCAAACTAGAACTTGGATAGAATACAAGTTGATTATAAAGTGGGGAATAAATTGTACCAAAAGTTCCAATTCCTGTAGTATCTTTATTGGATAAAATTGGATATTGGGTTATATAATTATTGTCACCATCAGACATAAACATAATCTGATGTAATTCACTAGTTGATCCAACACTCAAATTAACCTTTGCCTTAAAGCAACGAACATCATTAATAGAATAAGAAACAATTGTTGAAGCAGATGAAACTCTAGAATATAGAGATTCATATCTTGCAGATCTTTCATATCCACCAGATTGACCAGAAACTAAAAATCTATAAGTTCCAATTCCAATAGAAGTTGTGCCAAATCCAACTACTTTTGAATTTACAGTAACTGTATTTGCCGTATCATTAGCATAATTTATTGATAATACTCCAGATGAAACTGATGCACTAAAAGTGCCTATAAAATTACCTGAATAATTATTTGCTAATGAACTTGTATCGTAATAATATTGAGTTGTATATGTATCTTGACCATCATAGGTCATATACAACTCAACAAAATCCATATAATTGGTAGTATTATCAATTACTTGGAAAGTTCCATAGAAAGAATTATAATTGGTTGTTGTTGCTACCGATATAAGTGATGTAGTGACTCCAGAAGATACATATTTTCCAGAATTTGTTAATTTAACAAATCCAACATTTGTACTTCCTATTCCAATACTTGCTCCAGGAAAACTGGACTTGATCATTTTAATGTCATAATCTTCATTAAAACGATCTAAAGGAGTAAATCTTAAACTAATTGTACTTAAAGAATCATCAATATAACCATCAAGATCTGCAATTTTAACTGTAGAATTATTTAAAGTTTGCCTTTGAAGAGTAAAAACATTGAGATTATTATCTACAAGAACTACTAAATCTGTAAATTGATATCTACTCTTTTGGATATTAACAATTTGAACTAGATATGTTCCAAAATTATCTGGAAGACTGTAAGTAATCAAATCAGCATAACCAACAGCTGGAGAATCGTTGTTTGTAAATTGGGAAGATACATCATCTACTTGAAGTACCCTATTTGTCCTACATTCAATGTAACTAGATAATTTTTTATTTTTAAATTTTAAAAATTTGGATTTATTGTTGGATACATTTATATCGATACCAAGATCAAAAGAATTAATTGTATCTACCCTATTTTCACTTTGAATGTCATAGATGAGAGTAGTCCCATCAGTAGAACCAATTCCACTTCTTGCAACTGATTGAACTTGTGTATCCGCAAAATTCTTTAGTCCGGTAGTGTGCAATAAAGAATTTACGGATGTCTTTAATTCTTCATATTGAATTGGACTCTTTATAGTGTATGAGAGATTTTGATAGTAGTTGTTATCATTTACTACTTGAACATCCTCATTCAATCTTCCTACTTCATCAATCCAATCATAATTATTTTTTGTTGAATAGTCAGTTTCAAACCTTCCCTCTCTATTGATAACACTACTAATCGTAGCAACAGATCCTGATATAATTCCTTTAATTCTTTCTCCAGGTGCAAGTGAGTATGATCCAGTTGCTTTTATAGAGTTTGTATTATATTCAGTAACTATTAAATCTCTTTCTGTAAATACAGATCCAGTAGAGGATGATAATTTCTCACCAAGTATAAATGTAGATGGTGCCTGGAAAATTGTAAATTGTGGGTAATCATTATATTTAATAATGGTTCCAAAAGAATCTTGAATTGTTTTTGCAATACCAGGATTATTGCCATATGCAGATACTGAAAATTCTACTGTTGCCGGAATTGTATTTTGATAATTTGTAACTGTAAAGAATTTATATCCATAATCTGCTGAATTGTATCCTGTTCCAGTCGTCCCAGATTGCTTTATACCCTCAACAAATACTTTATCTCCAATATTAAAAATGTTAGTGCTAAATCCTAACACTGGAGTAACCAATGTACATGTAGCAATACCAGCCTGAGAAGTTACAATTGTATCTACAGATATTCCATTTGAATTATTTAATGTAAATATCTTTATTGGAGTTTCTGGAAGTCCTTTTGGACTCTTTACAATATCAATTTTACTAATACTAGACCCCTTAAGGGATGCATTTAAAACATAATCCTCTACCTCGTTTCCAGTATTTGGATTTATAGCTACTACCGATGGTGCAAATGAGTAATAATTTCCACCATAATCTACATTAATTCCAGTAAGTGCGTTTGATGAATCTATGATAAAGTAAATTGGTATGCTCGCCGTTGGCCTTAATGTTTTATCAGATGCATATTCAAATCCTTGATTGATGATTTTGACATCGTTTATTTTTCCAATCGTTGATGAAGTTGGAACAATATATGCGCTAGAACCATATTGACTATCAATATAACTTACTTTTGGTAATTTTTTATAATTATATCCGCCAGAGATAATCCTTACTTTATCAACACCTCCAGTTGCGGTTTTTGATTTAGTTGTATATTTTAATATTGAGCAATCAGTTGAATTATAAATTGTTCTTTCTGGAATTGATTTCAGAGAAAAACTAAATGTTGTTGTTCCTATGCCAGTAATGGAATAATCACCACTGTAAATACTGTCAATAAATGTTATTTGGGAATAGTTATTAACATCTTTGTCCGACGTGCTAATATATCCAGATTTTTCTAATGCATAAAATAGTGTATTTGGTAATTTTGAATTATATTGAATTGTTTTAGTTGCTGAGGCACTTCCAAGACTTCCAATTCCAATTACACTAAGTGTAGTCGTTCCTGCAATTGAAACAAATTCATTTTTAAATTGATTGTCTGTATATAATTTAAAATTATATCCAGATAAGGTAGTATCTGATAAATTAAATACTAAATTATTTCCTTTAATTGATTTAATTTCTGGATTTATAAGACCAATCTGCTGATAACTTCCACCAGTACTAATTCCAGTATTGACAACAGTTGGTGGATTTGAGATGCTATCTACATATGTTTCTGATAATTGAATATTATCACCATTGACTCTATAAACAAAATATCCGCCAGTTGTCAATCCTGATGCTGCAACATCATCTGCCTTATAGAATACCTTATCGCCAGTATTTAAATTATGATTTGGCAAATTGATAGTATTATTAAGGGTATTAATTCCAACAGAAGTGAATCCAATTGGATTAAAAATAAGTTGTTTTTTAGCAGCATAATATGAAACATAAATGGAGCTTGAGGTTCCTATTCCAACTGAAAGATTTGGTTGAACAGAAAGTCTTATTGTATCATTCTGCAGGAGTCCATGAGCAGTTGAAACTGAAACGGTTGATTTTATTTTATCAATTCTTCCTGTTAATTGTGGAAAAACGGATTCAATAGAATATTCGTAAGCATCTGTTCCATTTTGAATGAAGAATATTTCAGTAGAAGTTAATTGTGTTTTAATTCCAATAGTATCTCTTGATTTATTTGTTACATAGACAATTTGAGCATCCCCAGGGGATGGTAATGTAAATGTGGATGATACTCCAGCACTTCCTGAAACGATAAGAGCAGTTGCTGCTATTCCAACTGGTTTTTTAAATAGTACTTGTTGATTATCTTTAAATGGGTGATTTTTAATATAAATGCTTTGTGTTGGGACTGTCCTCAGAAGAGAAGAAGTTCCTGTTGATCCAATACCAACATAATTTTGCCCATTAAGTTTATAACGAACTGTTGTTCCAATACCAACTAATGTTCCCAAACCAACTGTTTCTGTTGGGTTAAAGAATACCTTATTATTTAAAGTTGAATCAAAGTAATCTGTTTTTTTATTAATAGTAATAGTATCTGGAAGATAATTAATAATTGTTGATGCAGTATATGCAAGTCCAACAGAAGATCTCTTAACTCTTATAACGTTATTCGTATCAAAAATGTAAATAATTGAGAGAATTTCTGATCCTATGCCGACACTAATGCTGCTGCCAATAGAAATATTTGGAGGAACGTTTGCAACATAAATGTCTGTTATCAATCCTACCGATGGGCTTGATGCCATGGCAACTGTCAAAGTTGTGCTATACGAAGTAACTCCTATTGGATAAGATCCATTCAATACATTTAAATATGTTGAAAATCCGGATACTGTAACACTATCCCCATCGGAAAATGTATGGTATGGTAAAATAGTTGCGTTAATGGAATTTCCATCTTTTCTAGTAAAGATGGCATTATTATAAGTTTCTATAGATGTATTGACATTGACGATACTCTTACCAGTTATACTGAATATTTTTGCATCAACATTGCTTCCATATGTTCCAGTATTATCAAATACTAAACTGTCTCCAATAGAATATCCATCCCCAGAATTCAGAATATTAAATCCTTCAATCTTTCCTTTGTAAATAGAATCAACTATTACCTTTTGATTTATTATTTCATTTGATTCTATAATAAAATCATTGTCAGCATATTGATCATTGATTTTATATGGAAGAGTATTTCTAATTAGTGATGAATTGTTAAAATCAAATGATTGGTTTAAAGTTCTATTTTCACTAATAAAATTATTTTTAAATTTATTTCCAACAAAATATGGGAATGCTGGTAAAATTTGAGTAGATCCTGTTGTTATTCCAGCAAAGTATGCATATGTACCTAATGGAAATTCTGGGGTTTTGCAAAATCTACCATTTGAATAATCTAAATTACCAGAGTTATTGAATACATAATCTTCAACAAGGGAACCTGCTGGAAAATTACTTAAAGAAGGTCTATTAGGAATGTTACCAGAATTTAAACTATATCCAGATTTTAATACTGTACAATCTGATACAATAGTTGGATCTGGATATCCATATGAACCATAGATTGGATTTCCATCATATGCCCATCCAATTAAAGGTGAATGTGAATTTGTAGTTTGGCTATCATCATTAACAGCACTTCTTACTTGAGAAATATAACCACCAACAGAGTATTGTAGAGAATCTTCACCCGAAATAATCTCAGAATTATTAAATCTATAGTTATTATTTAAAGTTAAAGATCTGACGGATGCCTCAATAATTGCATTTTTACCTGCAGGTACAACATCAATAAATGTATTTTCGGATGTATAATTTTGTCCGCCGTTTTGAACAAAAACTTTAACAATTTTTCCATTTGAAATAGAGGGTCTTAATATTGCTCCACTACCATCTCCAATTACATTGAGATCTGGAGTAGAATAATAATTTTTACCTCCATATTTTATTTGAACTGATTGAATCGTATCTCCTATAATTACAGGAACTAACTCTGCACCAGTTCCATTATTAATAGAAATTTTGGGTTTTTTATGAAAATTTAAAATTGTAGATCCATAATTTGTTCCTGCTTCGTAAATGTATGCACCAACAATTGATCCCCTAATAATTGGAGTAGCTGTTATTATACCAACAGAGTTGCCATTAGATCCAATGGAATAATTAACAGTTGCACTAATCTGTGGGTATGAAAAATATTGATAACCAGATCCCGAAGAGGAGAATTTTACATATTTTCCTCTCTGATAATCTGAAAGATATGTTCCACCAATTCCAGCATTTACTAGTCTAAAGTTATTAATATCAACCTTTAATACTTTATATTGATTAGATGAAGAAAGACCACTGATTGTAGTACCATCATAGGTATATGTTACAAAATCTCCATTGTTAAATCCATGATTAGTAAAATTGATGGTATGGTCAAATGTGGATATTCCTGTTGGATTTACAATTACTTTTCTGTTAGAATATCCGCTTCCACCATCAACTACTTTAATTTGAGATAAAGTATTTTTTGCAACAAAAGTTTGGAATTTTTGAAGTCCATATGTATTAATTGTGGTGAAACCAACTGTATTAATACCTGAATTAAAATCTGATAATGAGTTATATAATTGAATTGTCTTGGAATTAACAACTTTTGTATAATAAATGGTGCCATCTCTTAAAAAGGAACCGGAACTTGCATTTGACCCACCAAAGGTAGCAATTCCTATTTGGGAATTACCATTTGGACTATAAATTATAGCATCTCTATCTCTAAGATTGTGATTAGTTTTAAAAGTAATAGTTTCATTTATTAAATCTATTCCACCAGAATTATCAGTGTCTCTTGCATCAAAATAAATTGACCTACGTCTCTTCTCTAAAATAGGTTCAAAAACTCCACCAATTCCATTTCCTCCAGAAACAGCAATAGAAACAACGACATCTAAATCAAAATCTTGAGGGTCAATAAAGATTTTTTCAATAGATCCAGTTATAACTGAATTGGCTAAAGCAGTAACTCCTACTCCAGATTCAATAGTTAGTGTTGGTGGATTAACAACATCGTAACCAGTACCACCATTTAAGACATTGACAGATTCCAGAGGTCCATAATAAACCTTATCTAAGGATTTATAGTTTTGTATTTCAACACCATTAATCAGTATTCCAATTGGACCAGGAGTTGTAACATCACCAGAGTCTGTTGGATTTAATCCAGTAACTGGAATTTTTCTCAATAACTTTTGTGCGGAAATAGTTCTGGTTCTTTGATCTGCTAAAGTAAATGTATGTGACCCATTTGCATTTAGTGGAATATCTAACGGAATATAGTCACCACTTACAATAAATGATTGTGATGCATATAACCTAATATTAGTTTGACTAACAACTTCAACATAATAGAATCCCTCGTCTAATCCAGTAATCGGGATATTTTGTGGAGAATAAAAAACTTTATCACCAGTCAAGAATGGTACTTGAGTAAATCCTTTAGATCCATTACTGGATCCAGTAGAAAAGTCAAATGAGATTGTTGAATATTTTTGAGTAGTAAGATTTTTATCCTGCAAATATACGTTACTTGCCGTAGGAATATCAATTTCAAATATATTTTGTGTTATATTATATGATGGTAATGAATTTGACGCTACATACAGATTTCCCTCATTATCATCATATACATTTTGAACATCCGAAAGTAGTGTATCATTCCCATAATCTAAAGATGTTCCAGAACTGGTTGCCTTTTTAACTCTTCTTCTGATATCAAGATCTCTACCAAAATAAACTTTATTTGGATCTGTGGGATCAAATGTCTGATCATTTAAATCTAGAAGGTTTGATACATTAATAGTATTACCAGATATAGTAGTAATAGTTGCAATAGTTACTGGAGAAGAGACTACAGTTTGAGATCCTCTAATTAGAACTTCAATTGAATCTCCAGACATTAAACTGGATTTATCAACAGTACTATTTGTAGTAAATGATCCTGACGAATAATTTACATAATATCTGGAGCTAGTATTGTAAATAAATGAATTAGCAACAGTTTCCGTGTAAGTTTTATTTAATTCTGGATTTTTAATAATCTTACCTAGATGAGAAACTTTCATTTCCTCACCCTCAATTGATAGTCCAAAATCATTTAAATTGGTGAAATCACTAATAACTCCAGTGATTCTTATCTCAACTTTTTTGGTTAGATCATTATCTTCATATCCATAATAAGTTTCATCGGATCTGATATCATCAGCAGTTGCAATTGCATACTCTACATTAGAGCATCCTAAAAATTGATTAATAGTCTTTTCAGCATATGAAATAGTATTATTTCCAGATACAACTGTCCCAGAAGCAGGAAAACCAAGTGTGGAATCTACAGTAATAACTGATGATCCAGGAGATACATTTTCTACAACTTTTGTTTTTGGTGAAATATTGAAATCGCCTTGAATCTGTGTATTTTCATCAAATCCAACATAAAGACCAAGTTTATAATAAACTTTATTTTTTCTAGTTAAAATTTCAACCTCTGAAACTGAAGCATTAGTTCCATAGTCGGTTGATTTTCTAATCGTCTGACCAACAAGTTTATTTGGATCTCCAGAAATTCTTTCTGCAACAACAAGTTGTCTTCTTATAAAAACTGAAGATGACGGTTTAATTAGAAATTGCTCTAGATCAATAACTTTAGGATTTACTCCATAAAGAATATTAAAAAGAATTCTAAATGACTGATCTGTACCTTTTGATTTATAAAAATCTCTTGCCTGTTTTATAAAATTTCCAACCTTCAATTCTGGAATAAAATCCTTATCCTCAAGTCCAGGAGTAAAGGTATATTTAATTTTCTTATAAAATTCTTTCAGGAATAGGGAACTTAGATTCTCTACCTTAGATCCTTCGGTATGAGTCGAGGTATTAGTTTGACTGAATACCAATTCTTCTTGATCATTTGGTGCATGATAACTGGTAATTCCACTAAATCCTCTAATACATCCAGTGAAAGTATTGGTGGTAATTCCAGTATAGGTGATGATTTCATCATCAATTTTTAAAAGTCCGTATTGATTTGGATATCCTTTTGTACTTGTTACGCTAACTATTCCGGAAGTTGAGGATAGATTCGCTGATAGGGAGGTAATGCCTACAACAACTTCAGGAATCAGATTATCAAGTTTTAGATACTGATCTAAATTTTCGGCAATATCAATCGTACCTCCCTGATACTCTTGGGAGATGTAGTATTGCTTTAAAAATTCTGAGGATTTTGGGCTTTCGTCTAATATAAACTCTGGTAATTGATTTTCTACAATTTGCTGAACTTTTACCCTAGCATCAAAACCAGTTTCTATCATCTTATGACCTCGTTAAATCTCCATTGGAATAACTTGATGTGTAATAATCTTGTGAGAATGTCACGCCAGATATATTATCTCCAGATGCAATAACATCTTTAACCATATTTATTGAACTTTTTGTAACGTCAAAATAGATATACAAATCTTTCAATCCAATAATATCATTTGATTCTGGATATGCTTGGATTTCAATTATATCATTACCTTTTTCCGTCGATGTAATAATAATATATTCAGGAAGTCCAAGAATAATTTCACCTTTTGAATAATCTACGGACCCAGCTGATTTGGAAATTATTTGAACATTTCCACTTTGGTCATATTTGAACAATGCCAAAACTCCTTTATTGCTTCCATCAAGAGTTCCATTAGCATTTTTATTTGGAGTATCCATAATATAAATTGTTCCAGACTGTCCAGAAATTGTAAATCCAGTTGATTTAATATTAGAACCTAAAGGATTAATGTGCAGTCTATTGCCAAAGCATAATTCATATTGAACTGCCTGATTTAGAAGTGCTTTTAAATCTCTTCTAATTTTGACCTTTGTGATATTTGATGTAATTGCCACATCAGTATTATCAATGATTTGTTGTATTTTACTATACTTAAATCTCCCACCAAACTTATTCAAATCGACAGAATTTGAATAAGTTGTTAAAGATTGAAGAACTTTAGTTCTCAAATCATTTACGGATGAAACTTGAGAATAATTATAGTAAATTGATGAATCAATCTCAACATAGAGAATTTTAAGATCCATAATCTTTTGATTAATTCCAGCAAGGGAATATTGCTTTAACTTGAATAAGATTTGTGATTTATTAAAGTCAGAAACAAATGTACCATTTTTTGGTTTAATACTAATTGATACTGTTCCATATTCTGGCGGATCCAAATCTTCACCACCAATTACCGAAACAGATTCTGTATCGGGATAAATTGATTTGATGATTGCCTCATAATCTCTTGCCGTTACTGCACGATATTGGCTTGAATAAATTCTTGGTGCAAAATATTTGATAGAATCAATTGATTCGATGTCTCCACCATTTTGGGAAGATTGAACAGTTGTGATTGAAATTGCATTGTTGGAAGTAATTGGTTGATCCGCAGAACCTCTGAATGTTCCTGAAAAGGAGAATCTTGAGGCACCATTACCTTCCTTACCATCAGTAACAATGTATGATACTGTAATGACAGAATTATTATCTAGTTTTCTACCAATAACTCCATCACCAAACAGAAGTTCATATTTTTCATCCTGAACTTCTTGGATCAGATAGATGTTGGAGGTTCCATTAACTTCAAAAATATTATTGGCAAGAGCATATTCAATCCCATTTCCACTATCTGTAGGACCCTTTACATAAACTCTAATGGTTGATGTATCCACATATGAATTATCAATAACAAATCTCTGGTCCAATGACCCATCAACTACAAATTGTTTTTTGAGAAATGTTCCTTGATAAATTTCTAGATCTGTAAATGAAGCTACTGAGTTGGTAATATTTGCCGTATAGTTTTCTGGTATTGAAAAAATGTAGGAGGTATTATCAACACTTCCTACACATACGAGACCTGCTTGGAGCGTGAGGGTGGCACTACTGACTGCTGCATCTATTTGCGCGTCAAAAGAAACAAGTGCCTTAGAGGCGGTCCTAGAGCGTGGAACGTAACCAATATTTCTTGCAAGAGAAACTACATTTTCTCTGAGTGTTGCAGAATCCAAGAAGGATTCGTTCACAATCATATTTGAGTTAAATGCTGTGATATATGTATTATACGCTAGCGTATCAATCAGAATTGAAAAGTTTGATCCTTCAAAGTCAAAGTCCGTGAAGTTAGAATTCGCACGGAGATAATCTTTGATGGACGCTTTTATCTGATCAAAATCTAGATTTGTAAACTTAGTAAAAGGCATTTTATCTGGTTGCCTCTAATATGAATGAAAATTCTTGTGTTGGAAATTGTTGTCCGACAATATC